CATCTGTAATTGTTATTGTTCCTGAGTCTGTACCACTATTTGTATTTAAAACTAGGTCAGTTGCTCCGCCTGTAGTTACAGTTAATGTTCCAGCACCATTTGAAGTTAAAACAGCTGCTGCGCCACTGTCTCCAACTTTTACTGTATCCGCTGCAAGTACAACATCACCAGTTCCATTTGGAACAATATCTATATCTGCATTAGAAGTAGATACTATATCATTTCCATTAACATCTAAATTACCACCTAATTGAGGTGAAGTATCATCAACAACATCTCCTCCAAACTCAACCATAACAATATTAGGGTTAGTACCATCGTCTGCTTTAGCATAAGCAATTACAGTTTTTCCATTTGGAATAACTGCTGTACCACCACTACCACTAACATATTTAAAAGTTACTGTTTGTGATCCTGAAGTTGCATTTTTTAAAATATAAAAATTTTGTACGTCTAAAGGAATAGTTACAACTCTACCTGAAGATAGAGAACCAGTAAATTCTATAACTCTGTGAGCAAGGGTTGCTCCAGTTGCTCCATCTGATACAGAAAGAGCAGTTGGTGTTCCTGAATCTGTAACAGCTTGAGTAGAAAAACCCCCAGAAATTTGTTCGAAAATACTTAAATTTGTATTTGTTTTTGTCCCCCATGTACCAGCGTTTTCACCAGTTGCTTGAAGTTCTATACCTAGCGGTGTGTATGTTGATGCCATAATTTTTATCTCCTATGCAACGTCACTATAACTTGTATTTGATCCTGTTGCAACACTTGTATATGATGTATTTGAACCTGTGTCAATAGCTTGATATGCTTGAATAAATATATCTCCAACACTTCCTGTTGCAGAAACTCCTGTTAATCCCATAACATCAGCAGGTGTTATAGATCCAATAGAAACTGTTGCAGAAACTCCTGTTAATCCCATAACATCAGCAGGTGTTATTGAACCCACTGCAGAAGTTGCAGATCTGCCTGTCGGAATTATAATTGGATTTGATGAAATACTTGTTTCTCCAACATCAATTGTTGCGGAAACTCCTGTTATACCAAATGCTAAATCAGCAGGTGTTATTGAACCTACTGCAGAAGTTGCAGCTATACCTGTTAATCCCATAACTTGATCTGATGGGTCTAATGTTCCTACACTAGAAGTTACAGAAACGCCTGTTGGAATTACAGTTACGTTTCCAATCATTGTAGCTGATCCAATACTAGCTGTTGAAGAAACTCCTGTTATTCCCATAACATCTGCAGGAGCTATTGATCCAACATTAGCCGCTGCTTGAGTTCCTATAGTAGCAACTATAACTTTATTAAATGAATCTCCGTAAGGTTCTTCACCCCAACCATTTCTACCCCAACCAACTGCAGTCCCAACACTAGTTAATTCACCTAATGCAGAAGTTGCAACTTGACCAGATACACCGATTGCGTCTTCTGGAGAAATATCGCCAACACTTGCTGTTGCAGAAATTCCTGTTACTTCAATTATTGTTATTGGTGCACCTGTTGCAGTTCCTTGTGAAACAGTAGCGGACAAACCTGTTGGTTCAACAGAGTATTCAACACCCCAACCGGAATTACTCCATTGTTGTCTTCCCCAACCTTCTACATTAAAAGCTTGTACTGTGCCTAATGCTGTTGATGCTGAAACTCCACTTGCATCCACTACAACAGTTAAAGCACTTTCTCCCCAGTTTTCATCACCCCAACTATCAGAACCCCAACCTTGTTCAGGAAAAGCCTCTACAGTTCCTATAGAAGATGTTGCAGATATACCTGTTAATACAACGGTTGCTTCATTAGATTGCCAAGAGTTTTCATTCCATGGAACTGAAGGATTATCTCCACCCCAAATTGATGTTTCTGACATAAGGAGTTCCTCCTTATGCTATCCTGATAATAGCGTTAGATGCGTCTGCTGTTGGAAATTGAATTGTGAAAGTTCCACTAGTTACAGTTTTATCTGAACCAAAAGCTATAACTGCTACAGCTTTATCAGATTGTGTGTCATTATAAATTAATGCACCGTTTGCTGTAAAAGAAGCACTTGTGTAACTTACATCAGCAAAATCACAGATTGCTGTTGTTCCAGAAGTTGTTGGCGTAACGCTTGTTAATGTTGCACCACCTGCAGTGTATGCAGATCCTGATGTGTTTGAAATTTCGTTTGAAGTTGAATAAGCAGTTGTGCCAGCACCCAAAGAAGCTGAACTTGTATATAAAGCTATTTTAAAAGTATTACCACTTGACGCCGTAAAATTGTGTGTACCCACTAAAATTTCTTGTTTGAAACTTGTACAAATTGCCGATGATATTGCCATAATTTTTTATCTCCTATGGGTTTGCCGAGTTAACTGGTATACGAACAGCGCCATCAGTGTAGTCATCTCTTCGTCTTCTTCCAACTTGCTCATTAGCAAACTTTTGTACCTCTTGTTTATACTTATTTTCATATAGTGTCAACATATCAATTGGGCCTTTTAAGAACCCATAAGTTTCAGATAGGCAACAATATAATAGACCGTTTGGAAAGTTTAGACTGATATAATTGGTAGTGTTGTCAGAGGCTAAAGTAGCTGGCATCTTGTTATAGTGTACTCTAAACTTATATGTTGTATCAGGGACCGGGGCAAGAAACATTCTTCCAGATGTAGTATCTGTATTACCTGTTGCTCCTCCATACATAGAGTAGTATTTAGGCTTACCTCTTTTTGCAGATTCTGTTGAAGATACATATTCTTGTAAATATGTTACATCTTTTTTTTCTAAATAAGTATTAGCACCCGCTATAGAAGATGTTGAATCATAGACTTGTATACCTCTTATAAATAAAGCACCTGCTGGGGCATTAATAGATTCTTGACCTGTTACTAAATTACCTTCTTGTTGAAGTCTATCTGCATCGATAGGTATATCTCTCATTATTCTGTATTGAGAGTTTAAAATTATATTTTCTAAAATAGCAGTTGTTAAAACATTTGAGTCTGTTTCAGTATAATTTCTTATTTGTGTAACCAAATCTGAGTAACTTAAACCAGCCATTATTTATTATCTCCTTGATGTTTTAAACGTATCTTTTTTTGTTTTGCAGTTTCTTCATACATCTCAAGATGAGGATCTTGTTTTTCTGGTACAAATATATTTTTTATCCAATTCCAAATTTTGTTTATCATGCTTCTATTGTTACAGGCCCAACGGAACAACCGTAGCCTCCTCCTTTTATTTCACCAGTTGTAGCAGTATCTGTATCAACTGTAAAATAAAAATAATTAGATGTAGCATAATCTGTTGTTATGGCTGCATCATTTTTATATAAACCTGTTGTAATTGTATAACCCGCTGACTTTGCTATATTAGCACCTGTAATACCATCAAAACTTTCTGGATTTGAATATGTAAATGAACTTCCTGCAGATGTAGTTGGTGGTCCTCTAAATCTGTAAGTTGTTCCACTAGTTAAACCGTGTCCAGGTGAAAATACATTTATAATACGAGATCCTGCTTCATATGTTTCAAAACCATTATCTACTATTCTTACAGTTGTAGCAGGTTCTGTTCTATCAGGTCTAACATTTAATAGTGCAACACCATCTCCACCTGTTGGTTTTGGTTCTAATTGTGGTTGCTTTGGTTCAAACTCTGTATAATGAACAAATGAACCATTCCATTCTCTAACCATTTCTCTGTATGGAAATTCAAGTCCTGATCTATCTGAAATAGCTTTTGAATGTTTTCCTACTGCATATTTAGACATTATGTTCCTGGGTAATAAGCTTTTGGTGTAATATATGTACTAGAAGCAGAACCATCTTCAGCTAATGCTCTAGATAATTCATCTTCATAATATAATTTCATTTGTTGAACTAATTGTGGTTGGTATTTTTGTGCAAGATAAAAAGCTAAACCAGAAGTCATACAAGGAACAAATCTAAAAGGTATATCTGTTGCATTTGTATAGTCTCCAACATCTTGTATTCTTTTGATATAATAAAAATGCATATCTTTAGATGCATTAGTTGAATCTGGTGTCGGATATATACTAATACTGACATGATCAATAAATCTTTGAACCCAATATTGATTAGGTGTTCCTTGTGAAAGTTTATTTGAAAAACCTGCATAAGTAGATCTATCTACTTTAGTCATAGGACTATCTGATTGAGTTGTTTGAGTTCTATTATTTCTTAATTGTGCTTCAAGGACATCGGATATTCCATACACACCATTTGGTGTAGAGGTTGCACTTGTGCCATCTCCACTTGCTCTATAAAATTTATATTCAGCTTGTCCTTGAATTAAATCAAGATTTAATTCTCCTATTTCCCAATAGTGAATACCTCTATTACCCCATTCTTGAAATAGAATATTAAGAGATCTTCTGGCTGACTTCATTTGATAGCCAGCCACAGAATTTAATCCGATACGTTCAAAAGATTCTTCTATAATTTCATCAATAGAAAAAGTTTTATCGAACGTTGTAGTTCCTGAAGTGGTATTAGCCATTTAAACTCCTACGTTTCGTAGACTTTAATCCATTCACAAACAACTGTTGCAGAGTCTCCTGATGTACAAGCTGGTAAAGTAAGATTTACATCTCCTGTGTAACTACTAGCTTTATTGTTTTTTAAACCACCAAATGAAGAATAATCATATTCCATTTCTCCATTTAAAGTTTGAAATACAACATCAGATCCACCCCATACCATTCTAATTGCATCTACTGCTGCTGTTACAGAAACGTTAAAACTAACTTTATTAAGTCTTACTGTTTTGCAAGTTTTACCATTGTTTGTTGCTAGTGCAGAAACATCAACTATTGTAGTTGTACTACCTGATGCATCTGAAACCACATTGTAGTGAGTGATTAGTTTTTTGTCTCCGTCAAATACAGTTGTATTTAATACTGTGTCTGCCATGTTTTGTTCTCCTTTTCAAGAGCGCCTGCATTACCAGACGCTCCGAGTTTGTTTATTATTAACTTAAATTATTATTTTGTAAATACAAAATAGTAATTCTAACTTCACCAGCACTTGTAGCTGCAGAGTTAGTCACGTTTAATCTTTGATCAGACGTTCCAATATCTTCCCAAGCTAAAGCTCCGCCTGCTTGAGTTGTTGGGTATTTTCTACCAGCAGTAGTTCCGATTGCAAATGTGTTAACAAGAGCAGTAGCTGCTCCTCCAACAAAACCAACACTAATGTTAGTTGCATCTGAAGATGCTGTGATTACGTCAAAAACACAATCAACGATTTGTGAGTTTGCTGGAATGATTACGCTTGTTGCTGTTGCAGCAAGTGCTCCTCCAGATAAGTCTGCTGCAAAAGTTTGTGCCATTACAACTTGACCTGTATTTTTCATATCTGTTCCAACAGTAGTTCCAGTAGTATTTTTAATAGTACCAGCTAATATTGGTCCTGAAAATGTAGTATTTGCCATAATTATATCCTCCTAGTTTCCGAACACTGTCTCTAGGCCGTCGACTATACTCGTCAGTGTTCTAATTAATTGTATAGTAAGTTTTTTATATACTAGTTTTTAGTAGAGTGCAAGAGAGCCTGTAGTGTGAATTGAATTTATTCAACGATGTAGCTTTTATACTAAGAAGCTACTGAAACTTCTGGAGCAGAACTTTCTATATTGTTCTGTATGTGAGCCATTCTAGCTTCTTCAAGCTTAATGTCTGTGATGATCTGTTTGACTTTATCGTCAATTCTAACCATCTCAAGAGTATATCTATCATTAGACAGATGCTCCTGTTCCCACTTCAACTCCAAGGACCTTTTTTGTTTGTATAGGTCTTGTATCATCTATAACCTCCTCATAGGTTATTCTATTAACCTTGTTATCATAAGATATTCCAAGGTTTTCCCAAACTATACTGTTTTCTCCAAGTTTGTCAAGGATAGATTGTTCAAGGTCAGCTGGGGAATCTTTTGATTCTACGTTAAATTTAGCGTGATGATTATACGCCCAAATGTTTATTGTAAATTTTTTCATGGTTTTTCTTTCTATTTTATGATTGTGGCGGAACTGTGTCCCGCCACAAAAAAGTATTAATTACGCACCTTCAACGCCGAAGATACCTCTAGGGTCTGATACGCCGAAGCTGTATCTTTCTCTAGCTTTGTATCTAACGTTTCCAGTATCAAAGTCGCCTTCCATTGCAGTTGTCAATGGAGCTCTATTGAACATTTTCATACCGTTAGGTACATCTGTAATGATATAGAACGCATCTGTATCTGTTAGGTAGTTGTTCACTCTATAACCTTGAGGAATCATACCCATAGATACGATAGCATTGATATCGTTATCAGCTGTTCCAGTTCTACCTTGAGACTTCATAAGT